TCGCTGTTTCGCGGCAGTTTGTTTCTTTTCTAACGCGATGCGTCGAGCAGTCGCAATCTTATTCGTGGCGGTATTGCTTTCATTCTGTTTAGTTCTCGCCTCGTTCGCCATTTGGCGCGCTTTTCTTTTCTCTTCACCATCAGCCTTAGCTTTTGTGATCATTTCCTGTTTCGCTTTCTCCGCCTTCTCACGTGCCAGGCGATTCGCATTTTCCTTCGCTTTCTTACGATTCGCTTTGAATTGAGCCAGTGTTCGTGCAGCATTCTCGTTCGCTTTAGCCTTACCTGCCTTAATTATCCGGTTTTTAAGGACATTTACACCGTTTAACGTGACCCTGTTGATGTTGCTAGTGAATTTTACACCCTTAGTATTGGCCAGTGCTCTCAGTTCTGCCTGTGCTTTCTTTCTCTTTTCGACAGTGTTACGGGCCTGTTGAGCCTTTGCACGTAATCTATTTTGAATAGAGGTGCGAGCATTCTTCTTTGCGTTTATGGCTCCTTTCATTCTATTGAAGGCGACGGCTCCCTTCATCGCATTTTTCTTGCTGCTTTCAGCCTTTTCGAGAGCCTCTTTCCTTTTACGCTCAGCCTCCTCGAGAGCCTCAACCTTCTCTGTCGCAGCCCTTTTAATGTTCGCTTCAGCTTCAGTGACCCTCTTTTCGAGTGCAGCTTTGTTTGCCGCAGATTGAAATCTACCGGCCACGAGTGCTTTACGTGCCGCATTCGCTTCAGATTGCGCCTTGTTCTTATTGGCCGCAGCCTCGGCGAGTGCTTTATTCTTCTCTTCACGGATCTCATTAAGTTTGCTATTTCTATTGGCTCTTAAACCCGCAATAGCCTTTTTCTTATTATTCATAGCCTTTTCGAGAGCCTTTTGCTTATTCACCGCGGCCGCGGCTCTATTTTTATTGGCCTTCTCCCCTTTTAATTCTGCCGCTATCGCGCTTATACGATTTCCCTTTTCGAATCTCTTTGTAAGTGTGATACGCTTATTCATAGAAACATTATACTCATTTAAAAGTGATTCAAACATACGTCGACGCTTAAGACTATTAGCTTGTGTGAGGGCATTGGCCTTGTTTGCGTTAGCCGCAGTCTTAGCAGCCACAAGAGCAGCCTCTTTATTGTTCGCAGCAGTTGCGAGTGCCTGTTCACGTTCTTCTTTAGCTTTCTCCAACGCTTTCGTCTTTTCTCCATTTGCCGCGTTGATCTTAACTTGAGCTGCTTGGAGGTTTGCTTGGGCTTTAACTCTTTCCTCCTCCGTGTTAGCCATGGCTTGCGCCTTAGCAGCAGCTTCAGCCTCTTTCACGGCTGTAGCTTTATTAGCGGCTGCATTAGTAATTGCCTTTTCTTTCTCGGCACGGATTATATTCATCTCTTCTCGTCTTTTCGTTTCAATCGCTGCGAGTTCGGCATTTTTCTTCGCTTTCTTTAATTTACCGGCGGCTTTTATCTTTTTTTCGAGTGCGAGTACCTTAGTAGGAGCCAGTTTAATTTGTGTATTTTTTCCAAAATTATTTTTTAGAACAGTTCCCCTCACATTATTCATCGTGAGCTTGTTGATATTCTTAGTAAAATTCACACCTTGTACACCAGCTAACCTCGTGAGTTCAATCTTCTTAGCGATGAGTTCTGCATTTTGGACAACCGTGACGGGTTTCTTCTTGAGTTCTTCAAGCTCCTTCAACAACTTAGTAATTTGCGTTTCTAGCGTTTTCACCTTCTCCGAATTACCGGCGTTACCAGCGGCTTCCAGTTTCTTCGTGAGTTCTTGTATCTTGGCTAACTGACTATCCACCGACCTCTTGTACGCATCCGCCTTCTTAGATACCGCGTTTAAGTTTACCTTCGCCTTATTAATTTCGCTCTGTTTGAGACCGATATTCTTAGTCTTACTATTAACCTTATTCATAGCCAGTCCAAGAGCGGTTTTTTTCTCGTTCAGGTTTTTCTTGAGTTGCTCCCTTCCCACGGTCGCTCGTCGACGTAACGCAGCGATTCGTGTGTTGAGTTCTCCGGCGTGCAATTTCTCCTTGGCCAATTCTTTCTTAGATCGAGAGACCGTCTCTGCATTTTTGCGAGCCCTATTTGAGCGCCTGTTCAACTCGACCTCTAACAGGTGTTTATTGTTCTGCATTCTAGTCACGTCGTTTATAGCCTGACGCTTTTCGCGCTCAGCTTCGGAAATCATGTTTTTGGCCAACTTAGCTTCTCTTAAACGTAATCGAGACTGCACCGTTCTCTGATGCGAAACCTGTCTTTGTGTATTACGTTTCATCTGCGCCAACTTCATCTCTGTGTTAAGTTTGTTCGTGGACGTGTTCTTGCTACCCCCAAAAAGCCGACCAAAAAATCCGGGTTTCTTTCCATTAGGTTCGCGTCGGTTAGGTTCGCGCCGATTAGGTTCGCGTCGATTTTCGCCGAAATCCTTGATACGGTCCTTATGTCTATTCCGTATGGTATTTTTCACAGACTTAGGACGATTTCCATCAGGTTTCACAACGTTACCATTAGGTTTCACAACGTTACCATTGGGTCTGTCACCATTGTTTCGCCTCGCACTATTAATATTCGCACGGTTCCGATTCTCGTTATTCCGATTCTGATTCTCGTTATTCCGATTCTCGTTTTGAACATTGTTCCGATTCTCATTGACGAAAAAGTTTTCAGATTTTGGTGCAGAGACTACTCTAGACCCCGGTAAGAGTATAGGCTCACGTACACCCGTGCTCGCCAATCGTCGACCAATAGCATTCTTTAAATCGGCTATAGTTTTGTCGGTATTCACGAGTCCAGCCTTCTTGGCGAGTCTTTTCACGACTGCGGAAGTTGTGTTGGATTTATAAAGCGTTTCATAATCCTTTTGGGTAAGCGGCGACTTAGAATCCAAAAGAAAACGCTTATCTCTCGTAAGCACGAGAGGAGGCATGGGCAAATTCCCCTTCTTAGCCTCTCGAGTAATATCACACATCCGCTCACGGGACACGTTGACTGCGTGCCCTGTGTGAAGCTTTATTAGCTTCCTGATATTCTTGGTTTTCGCATCAGGATCACAAACGTCCATCTTGTTATAATCACATAAAATAATATAACAGGTGGGATTACTGGTTAAACCCGTGTAAAAACATACGTAATTTGTCATCATAAGACATATTGAATTTAAAGATATTGAAATCACTCGTGTTCACGTGTATAGTTTTGTATTTAGTTGGATCGTATGTATTGATCCTAAAATCGATTAGACGATTCATAAATGCGCCTATATACTCCGTGAATGTCGTTATCTTTTCTATATAACGTGGCTCGTTGTGTAAAATAAACGATATAATCTTATGATGTGGCTTATTAAAAAAAGGTTCTAACGGCATTATATCTTTCGTGCCTCCATCTAAATACATACTTCCCTTGTACGATTTAGTTGCGGCTATGAAAGGTATAGATATACTCATGCATATAGCATCTATCACGTACATATCGGGGTGTGAATCTACTGAGAAATATTCAGTTCTCCCCCTGTTTAGATTAAAGGCTGCTATGTATAATTTTTTACGCAAGTCCGAAAACGTGGGATTGCATCCGTACATCTTTTCTATAGCATCACGAACAGCCTCAACATCTATGAGTCCATAATTTTTAAACAGTGATCGTAGTTTGTACTTTGCAAGTCCCTCGATATCCAAACTCAATAACTTTTCAAATGCATCATCTAAGGATACTTCCAGGGCTAAAAACGTGCCTATTAAAGCGCCAGCTGATGCACCGGAGATCTCTTTTATATTTTTTAATTCATTTTCATATTTTTTTAACCGGCCCATGAAAGCAAAAAGACCCATAGACGCTGGGCCTATCACAAGATATTCCATATCGCATCACTTAATAGAACTTAGGAAATTGCTTTCGTAAAAGAGCGAACGCAACCGCGAAAACGATTGTGTGAACAAGGATCGCGGTCTGGGAAGTCTTTCCAGACATGAACTTACCGGGAGGGAGGGTAAGAAGCATACCCGGGCTGAGAGCCATGAAGAGCGCGGTGGTCACGAGGAGGTCGTTCTGGGTAAGAACGAGGCCCATGGACTTAGCGATGAGCGAGTACACCAGGAAGAACACGAGACCATGGAAAAGCACGGACATCTTGTCGGTGCTGACATTCTTGAACGAGAGCTTCATACCGTTGGTCTTAAGAAGCATACCAGGGCTGAGCGCAAGAAAAAGAACGGAGGGGATGGCTACCTTCTGGGAGGTAAGTAGGGGAAGCATTTAATATATACACATAATATATTTCGCGAACGACAGAAAATGGTCAAATGATACACCTTTCATCATCTGCTCACGAACACCATTCTCTCGAATAATCCTGACCAGGTTCTTCCACACATGAATCAGGCGTTCTTCATACCATATCGTTTCCTCCTGGTGTTCCCATGTAGTTCGTCCAATCGTATCATGTTCAAGATAGCAAAATTCAACAAAATCGCAAAATTTGCCGGAATGCTGAATATGTGCATCATAGAGTAGAGTATTCATGGTATTCCACATATGATGAAGTTCTTCTGAGTATTCAAGTTCCCAGTCTTCTATCGTATGATCATAGTCACTATCATAATTTTCATTATCACTTTCATATTCGGGGTCGTTTCCTGTAGTCGCCTCGTAGACGTACTGAGTCCAAACCATTATTCAGAAGTCTTCTTTTTGAGTCCAGTTACGGAGATGGTAGATGTTTCTTTTGTTGGTAAACTCTCGACGATTACCTTTAAGGCAGTTTCCGCCTGCTGATCGTTTCCGTCGAAGAATACGTTAAGTCCTTCCCTGATGGTGTCTTTATTAAGACCAGCTTTTCGAATGCTTTTCTTGACCGTGATTTTACCAGTTTTGGTATTGATGACGTCGAGGCCGTTATCTACCATCAGTTTTTTGATGTGTAACTTAAGTGTCTTTTCTGCTTGGGAAAGGACTTTAATATCGGATCTTGCTTCTTTAATCTGCTGATTAAGTTCAACCAGTTTAGAGACGCTGTTCGTGAGATCGTCGGCTTGAATGTTAGACATATACTAAATAAAGACTAATTACCTTTAAGTTGTTTTAGATTAAGGCACGCTGCATGGTGTCGGGGGCAATAGTAGAGTTATTCCACGTGAACGGCTCCTTGGGATTAGGGGGCTCAGCGCGAAGGGACTGATTAGCGTTGCGAAGGGCGCCGCCGGTAGTCTCGGGGATACCGATCTGGTTACGGGGCTCGAGGAAGCTCTGGCCAGCCAGGATATCTTCGGGTGCGAACTCACCGAATTCCTCCTGAGAAGCCACCTCTCGGGGGAGAAGAGAGGAAGCGAGACCGGTACCCGCGCGCATCTCACAAGAATCGGCAGCCATGGGCTGGGGGCCTGGGGCATCACCGGCGCTGGCGCTGGTGATGGGGGCGTAAGACCTCTCCTTAACGGAGTATGTGGAAGTCTTACCAGTCCTCTTGAGGAGGACGATGATAATAACGCCGACAACGAAAGCAAATAAGACGCGACCGTAGGGAACCCTGTTCAAGCGTTTAGTAAGAGACATCTTTTATATACTGTTAACAAATTTTTTTTATTGATCATCCTCGAACATATATTCATCGGGATAAGTTTCATCGAAAGTCTCCTGATCAGGTTCATCGGGCTTGGCGAGCCTGACTTGAACAACATTCCAGGCTGGACCGAACGCTTTCTTGGCAAACCAAAGTCCAGAAAATTCGAGGACGAGGGAGCATGTGGCGTCTGGTTGAATATCGTCAAACTCGACGGCCTCCTTATCGGCGGAAAAAACCTTACTATTAGAAATACGCTCTGCTGAGATAGTGTCGTCCCTGATGTAAGCAGACTTGATAGTCTTGTCAGCAAGCTTTCGACCGAACCAGGCCTCACAATTCTCGATAGCATTCTGAATATTGACATCATGAAGCTCGTCGATTTTCGTAAAGTCGGCGGGTTCAAAGCTTAGATCCTCGCCGGTCTTCTCTACAATCTTCACATCGTTAAGCTGAATAAACTTACGCTTACGCTCGTCTGTGAATGCGCGAACATGGTAAAGGCCGTCTTCACCTTTGGAGACGGTATCGTAAATCATTATGTAAGATATACGTATCATTTCTTTAAACCTATGAAAGGTATAGCAGCTGAACGTTCGAGAAGAGGTTTTGGAACCCAACCATCTCGTCTAGGTCTAAATCCGTATAACGTATTCTGGACATTTAAGTTTTTAGGAATGGGCTGTGCATTTATAGGTCGGAGTGCGAATTCGTTCCTGACGTATGCGTTGTTATTCTCACGCTTCCACTTGAGATTTTTGAGATTGAAACGCTGATTCCCATTTGAACGCTCGTATCCTTCTATCACGGTTTTTCTGGATACGGGGTTTAATCCGTGTACCATTTTCTTGGAAAGGCGTTCCTTTGACGGCTCTGTAGTAAACTTTTTGTACTTGTAAGGATTGACCTTCATCGCCTTCTGAATAGATACATTCTTACGCCTGGGTGCCTGCTTTGTCACGTATGTTCTCTTGAGTTTTGGGCGTATACGCCTGACCACGGAATCTATGCTATCCGCAAGTTTGATTTTCTTATCAAATAACCTCGCCAATCGTATGAGTCGTTGTCTATCTTTTTCTTTCTTCTCTGGACGAAGTTTTAAGGTGTGCATGAGGTAGATATCATCTATCAAAAACTCTTTACTGGCGACGTATACCTTTTTGTTTACTACCATCTTGTTTGTATTGACGTTCCTGTACGTCACACCTTTTTTCAGAGTACGAACCACGTCGTATCCAAATTCATTAGGTCGCATGAAAGGTATATCGAGTAATCCTCCTAACGTGACATTTTCAATCTTATTATTTTCGGGGGAGAAGAAACGAATATTCAGATCGAGGGCAAATAATTCAACATCTATGAATATATCACCCACACCCGCCTTGTTATTGGTGCGCGTCTTTTTCTTCTTGATGAGGGTGTATCGTCTCGTCACGAATGGACCACCCTGTTTGAATCCCAGACCCAAGTATTTAATGAGTTTCTTATCCATGGACATGATACGGGTCTTGATGCGCGCGTTTAACTTTTGTGCAATTTTACCAAGCTTATCCCATAGTATGAGTTTTATGGCCTGTAATTTACCAAAATACTTTGCATCATAGTAAATACGCGGAACGAACTTAGCATCTATATCACTCGTCACGATGCGTTCATTATAAGGCATATACATATTGAACGCTTCTCCACCACTGATCACTAAATCACCCATATTTTTCATATACTCACTAATTTCACCTATAGTATTGAGTATGATATCTCTGCACGCGTCGGTCACGAAGACGTATACAAATTTTTCCAGTGATTTCTTCGAGTGTGTACTATGTAAGCGACTTCGAAACTTTCCCAAATCCCTCGCCGCATTACGTTCAAAATACTTTTTCAGTTTGGCATCTCTGAAAAGTAAATTTTCGTGTCTGAACTGATCGATGACCTGTTTAGAATATAATTTGATGTCCATTAATATAGATCAATATTTTTATACACGAATAGATGATCCCCTGATGATATCAACACGCTTAAAGACGAACTGCATATGTAATGTATAATGTCTACCGAAACTGCGTCCAACCGTAACGAATGCCTTACCGAGATTACCGCTCTCCGTAATGAACTTAAGTCGCTCACCAAGATTGTCCGAAAGATCAAGGCTAAGCTCGACGATCCCAACGGAGAGAAGTCCGCCAAGCGCGCAAAGAACAACGGTTTTAACCGTGAGCAAAAGATTTCCGAGGAGCTCCGTACTTTCCTGGGTCTTCCCGAGGGTCAGCTCGTCTCTCGCAGCACTGTAACCAAGTCTATTAACGAGTACGTTAAGGCCAACGGTCTCAAGCATCCCGATAACGGTCGAATTCTCGTTCTCGACCAGAAGCTTCGCGATCTTCTTAAGCCCCCTGTCGACGTTCAGGTTACTTTCCTCAACCTTCAGAAGTTCCTCAGCCCTCATTACACCAAGGTCGAGGCGTAAATCATACTTAAAAATAAAAACCACGTAATATAATAACAATGTCAATCGACAGGACATCTGTCGAGAACCTTGTTGGTACAAAAATATCAAACATAGATTTGTACCAAAAAGCTTTTACCCATAAAAGTGCGCTAAAAGAGGATGAAACGTTAAACGGATCGTTTGAGACGCTCGAGTTTATTGGTGATTCTGTTTTAGGGTTCGTAATTACTAAATTTTTATATGATAAATATGAAAATCGCCAAGAGGGATTTCTAACAAAAGCTCGCACGAAGCTTGTACGTGGAGAAACGCTGGCTGAAATTGCATCCAAACTCGAACTGTATAAATGGATTCGAATGGATGAAAAGGGTATGCGAAATCAATGGATCCACAATCCAAAGATTTTAGAAGATGTATTCGAGGCACTCGTCGGTGCTATATACATGGATATGGGTCTATTGCACGCCAAAGAGTTTATATTGCGTATCTACAACGATTCATCATTTGTGAATATGCAATCGATCATGGTTGACGATAATTTCAAGGACCATCTCATGCGATATTGCCAATCGAATAGTCTTAGTCTCCCCGTGTATAACATATCTTCTCACGAAAACGGAATTTTCCATATAACTGTTTTCGTAGACGGTATATGTATGGGATACGGATTTGCAAAAAACAAAAAGCAGGCGGAACAAAATGCAGCTCGGGCGTTCTTTTATCCACCTAAGTCAGTTTATCCAAACAACGGATACATCCAACAATGAAGGGGGACGACTTCACTCCCCAAAAACGTGTCACCAAGAACGATAAAAAGCAAAAACGGGACGTATATTCTCAAAAATACGTTCGTACAGTACTTAAACATTTGGAGGGTAAATTAACCAATGCACCCGAACGTGAAGATATTACTGGAGAGGAAGTACGCCCCACAGAAGTCAGAGGAATGGCTAAGTCTAAGAGGAAAAATGCTCACGGCAAGTGATGCAGCTACCGCTATAAGCAAAAATCCATATGAAACTCCCGATGGCCTACTCTTGAAAAAATGCGGATTAGGAGAAAAGTTTACAGGAAATGCAGCTACACGCCACGGTGAGTTGTACGAAGATGAAGCGCGTATATTGTATGAGCAACGTCACGGTGAGGTTGTTCATGAATTGGGTTTATGTCCACACCCTGTTCACAAGTGGCTTGGTGGTAGTCCTGACGGTGTATCGGAATCGGGAAAACTGGTCGAGATTAAGTGCCCTCCTCAAAGAGCTATCATCCCTGGCGAAGTTCCCGTGCATTATATGCCACAGCTTCAACTCTGCATGGAAATATTAGACCTAGAGGAAGCAGATTTTATCCAGTACAAACCTGCAGCTACCAATTGGCCTAAGCCAGAAGAGTTTGACGTTGTTAACGTGAAGAGAGATCCTGAGTGGTGGTCGACGTATCTTCCTATCATGAAAGAGTTTTGGGATAAAGTTTTATACTTTAGGGAACATATCGACGAACTTCCAAAACCTAAGGAGAAAAAGAAACGCGTTTTAAAAGAAAAGGTACACGTTTGCGAGATAGCGTCTGATCCCGACGATGATTATCATAGTAATTAATAACACCTAAGTCGAATATCGAATAAATCATTTTCATACCAATACAACAACTCTCAATACAATGAACAAGTACGCTCTCAACGGCACTCTTCACGCACCTTACCAGGTCGACGGTGTAAAATGGATGAATGATATGGAACATCAGACCTCGGGTCCCAAGGGTGGATTCTTATGCGACGAGATGGGGGTCGGGAAGACTATCCAAATCATCGCGACAATGCTCAAGAACCCCAAGCCGCACACGTTGATCGTCGTGCCCAAAACCATCGTTACTCAATGGAGTACAGAGATTTCCAATTTTGCACCAGGTCTCTCTACTCTCGTTTATGACGGGCCCGGTCGTACGACTAACATCGAGGATCTCAAGAAGGTAGACGTCGTACTCTGCCCTTACAGTCTCGTCTACAACAAGAAGACGATTCTTCACGCGATGAAATGGGATCGCGTCGTTCTCGACGAAGCCCACGAGATTCGCAATCGCAAGTCTGAGACGTTCAAAGCCGTGTATAAGCTTGATACGGATATCCGTTGGCTCGCCACCGGTACCCCAGTCTTTAACTCGATGGAAGATTTCGTCTCACTTTGCATGTTCTTGGGATTTTCCCAGGACCTCGTACAGGCTATGTACGACGAGATCAAGGATATCTACATTCTCAGACGCACCAAAGCCGACAATATCGGAAAACTACCACACTGTCACTTTGAGAACGTGGAACTCGAGATGTACGACGAAGAACGACGCGTGTATGAACAGGCATTCTTTGAGTCACAAGAATACATCAGTGAACTGAAAAATGTTGCAATTTCCATTGGCTCGAGATCTATGCAGATTTTGGAGTGCCTACTCCGTGTGCGTCAAACCATGACGTGGCCTCAACTCTACCTGGATGGAATGACCAGGAAGCAGGGCGTTGACCGAATCATATGGCAACACAGTACGAATAAAATGGACACTCTGACCAAGAATGTTTCCCAGCACCCAGAGGAAAAGAGTGTAATCTTTTGCCAGTTCCGGGGTGAAATGGATCATATCGAACATATGTTCAGGGGGTGTGTTTTCAGGATCGACGGAATGGTTGAGAAGGATGAGCGTCATGCTCGTCTCGAGGAATTCAAAAATGCACCAGATGGAAGTGTACTCGTCGTACAGATTAAATGTGGTGGCGTTGGTCTCAACATCCAGTGTGCGAGTCGTGTATACATCATGGCTCCTTCGTGGAATCCCGCAACGGAACTTCAAGCCATCGGCAGATGCCATAGAACGGGTCAGACCAGGGAGGTGTATGTGAAGAAATATCTCTACACCGATACACCCACGGTGAGAAGTGTTGATCTCGCTATGATGGCTCTCCAGGGTCACAAAGCTCAGGTGTGTGCAGAAGTTCTCAACGATGAACGAATTGGATACCAAATTCCGGTCAAATACGAAAAATCCATCGACGCCATCAGGAAAATTTTCCGGTGATATAGTAAAACAATGTACGCAACCGCCGAAGGTTCCCGCGCCGAAGTCTACCACGGTGCCGCCAAGCACACACCCGGTGGCCTTGTGAAGAAGGATCTCACACAGGATAAGTATGGTAATATCAAGAGCAAGGCCGCCATGTCCGCCGCCAAGAAGCGCATGAAGAAGGAGGGCGCGTCTGCCATGGTCAAGGTTTTCAAGCCCGCGAAGAAGGGCGACTTCAAGCTTGCGCCCAAGAAGGGTACCAAGAAGTACAAGACGCTCGTAAAAAAAATGAAGTAAATAGTAAAGGATGACTCTTGCTAAGTGGGATGAAGCTGTCCGCGTAGCAAAAATCAAGCTCAAGCTTGACCCAAATAAGTATAGTGTTATAAAAGGAAAATTATTAAAAGAAGCTCAGTTCGTTTATTACTTACTCTTAGAGAGTAAGTAATTAGTCTAAAACAAATTGGAATCCCTTAAGTTGTTGTGGTTCATGCACGACAAGTTGATGCAACTTCCACGTTACCCCAAACTTTTTATTTAGAAAATAGACACTCGTCAACTCAACGATTGCTACACCAGAATTCCTAGCATATAATTTATCAGCAGCCGTATCCTTGAGATGTTTGCGTTCATTATTGAATACACCAGCTTTAATCATTCTATCAGGTGTAGTATCAACCTTAATACGAAACTTCGGCTCCCTGTCGGGTGAACGTTTTATGTTTGAGTTAAACATGGGTTTAAGATCTTCAACGGTCATGTACTTATGAAAGATTTTTTCACTTTGCTTACTCACGTTTTCAATGATTTTTTCTTCCGTTTTTGTGAGTATTTCGTAAAAGGCTTTTACGTAGTTACCCTCTTCATCGTATCCTTTCATAGAAAAGTCGACATTCCATTTGGTATTACCCACGGGTGGGGTAAAACCAGAAATACCGAATGGCATATACATGCGAGGTATTTGAATACGGACGGGGTTACCCTCATTCGTACTGAATGAGATCTTTCGCCCGTCATATTCAAGGATATCCAGTGTATCGATGAGGGTATGAAATTTTGCCATTATAGTAAAGTATGCGTCTAAAACTTTAAGCTGAACAAGCTGTGCATTCGGCTTCAAGACTAAACTGGATTGGTCGAGCTTTTGCTTTACTTCGCAAGTAATACATCCCAGTCTTCAGCCCAGATTTCCACGCGTACATATGCATAGACGACAGTTTAGACAATGTCGGGTTTTCAACAAACAGATTCATACTCTGACTCTGGCAGACGTATACACCTCTATCAGCCGCCATGTCTATGATAACCTTCTGACTGATCTCCCATACAGTTTTGTATAGTGTTTTGATATCGTCGGGGATATCGGTGATGTTTTGAATTGAGCCACTGGCCTTGATCATGAGATCCTTCATATCCTTTGACCACAATCCCACCTTTTGAAGAGCTTTCACGAGATGTTTGTTTACAACTACGAACTCACCGGCAAGGGTGCGACGAAGATAGATGTTCGTGGTATAGGGTTCAAAACATTCGTTGTTACCCAGGATCTGAGAAGTACTCGCCGTGGGCATGGGAGCGAGAAGTAGACTATTTGCGACACCCTTCTTCACACGTTCGCGCATAGCATTCCAATCGTATAATCCACTATGAATGGGTTCACGATCCCACATGTCGAATTGCAAAATACCCTGGCTGATAGGACTCCCCTCGAAAGATTCGTATGCGCCACGCTTCTCTGCGACGTCACAACTCGCTTCGAGTGCACCGTGATACATAGTCTCAAAAATATAGGCGTTCATCTTGCGAGATTCTTCGTCACCGAATGCATGTCCGCATAGGATGAAAGCGTCGGCCAAACCCTGTACACCAATACCAATCGGTCGGTGCCTGAAATTAGAACGTTTTGTATTCTCTGTCGGGTAAAAATTTCTATCAATCACCCTATTGAGATTGTATGTGAGCGTCTTAGAAATAGAGTGTAGCTTTTGGTAGTCAAACACTCCATCCTTTACACAAGCCGGGAGTGAAATAGACGCTAGGTTGCACACAGCGGTTTCTTCCTTGTTAGAATATTCCACGATTTCGCTACAAAGGTTAGAAGACTTAATCGTGCCGAGGTTCTTTTGATTACTTTTTTTGTTGCATGCATCTTTGTAAAGCATATAGGGAGTGCCTGTCTCACTCTGCGATTTAATGATAGCCTTCCAAATATCAGCCGCGAGCATGACCTCGTTCGCGCGACCCTCTTCTTCGTATTGGATGTATAGCTTTTCAAATTCATCACCGTACACATCAGAAAGTCCCGGAGCCTTATCGGGGCAGAAAAGAGACCACTTTCCACCTTCCTCCACACGCTTCATGAACAGGTCAGGGATCCATAAAGCACTGAATAGATCGCGGCATCGCGCTTCCTCGTCACCTTGATTAAGGCGAATATCAAGGAAATCGAGAACATCCGCGTGCCATGGTTCGATATACATAGCGAACGACCCCTTTCTACGTCCAGCCTGATTCACGTATCTCGCAGTTGCATTAAACACACGAAGCATCGGAATAATACCATCCGACTTTCCATTGGTTCCCCTGATAACGGAATTATTAGCACGGATATCATGTATATGGAGTCCGATACCACCCGCCCATTTTGAGATTTGGGCACATTCCTTGAGTGTATCATATATTCCATCGATAGAATCGGCCTTATTAGCGGCAAGGAAACACGAGGACATCTGTGGACGATGTGTTCCGGCGTTAAAAAGAGTCGGGGTGGCGTGGATAAAATGACCACGTGACATGGATTCATAGGTTTGTACGACCGAGTCGATATCTTCCCCGTGAATACCTATGGATACACGCATAAGCAGAAATTGAGGTGTCTCGATGATATTACCCTCGACCCTCTGAAGATATCCCTTTTCTAACGTTTTAATACCAAAATAACCAAAATCGAAATCGCGTTCTGGGGAAATGAATTTCTCTACATTCCCAGCCATATCCATAACTTCTTTCGTTATGATGTTAGCTTCGTACAATTTAGACATCGAATCACAAAACGTCTTAGGAGCCGTCTTTTGAATATTACTCGCTACGATACGAGTAGCGAGAACCTCATAATCTGGATCACTCGTGAGCATACCAATGCATATCTCAGCAGATAGGGTGTCTATTTCGTGTGTGGTGATATTGTCATACATAGATGAAAATACTTGTTTCGCGATAAGAGAAGCGTCTACTTTATCGGATAATTCGTATCTCAATTTGGAGATCCTGTTGGTGACCTTATCAAACTTTACGTCTTCAACATGACCGGACCGTTTAATAACCCGCATGATATTAATAATACATGTCTACTTTTTAATTACATTTGAAGTCTTCACTTCGGACGGGGACGGGGCCAACCGTCTCAGCATACCTGTTAGGCTGAAGGAAACTTGTGTTCACATTGAAATTGCCGGGAACGCCTGGCGGGGACACGGGGGGATAAGAGCCAATAAAGCACTCGGGAGCCTGGCATACAGGAGGTTCCATGTTGCAGGGCTTGGTGTTGTAAGCCTCGTCAAAATCAGCAGCAGCTATCATTTATTATCTACATATACTTTTTTTCCTGGACTATATTAAATGTGTGATAGACTTCACCTTAATTCTATGAAACAGACAGAAACCCCCCTGAACAAGGTGTTCTTTTCGGACTTCAATATACAGATAGTTCAGAAATCTATACGTCAGGCTTTCAAGAATAAGACAGGTGTTTCCATCGACTACCAAAACGCGAGTGATCTGTATGCGATCATGCGTGTTGTATTTATCAACAATGCCGGTAACCATTACACGAATGTAAACGAACAGGTTAAGTTCATGAACTCTGTGGTAATAAAAACTACCCTCCCCCAAATTCAGTCAGGGGTTGCACAATACATGGGCTATATCAGGGATATTGATACCCTGGTGGTCCCCCCCAATCCTCCTGCGAATACGAGTACCTATGGTATGAAACTCGACCCGAATGATAAAATAGGTGTATAAAGAATTGAAACGTGATGTGTATAAGTAAAATGTCGTTAAACTATTACAAATCCGAAACGGAAAAGATATGCAAAATCAAGGGCTGGGATCGCGCTGAAATTAACACGGTCTGGCTTCTCCTTTCAGAAGAATTTGGAGAACTCGCTTCCGCTATCCGCCAATCTAAGAAGACGTTTAAGAAATCTAATATGAAAAAGGATAAGGGAGTTGATATCATGATGGAAATGGGTGATGTATTTAGTTATCTGTTTCAACTCGCTCATATGTTAAACGTCGATCTAGATAAGATGTGGATAGAACATGGAAAAAAGATGACACACAAAAAATATATCTCTTGATAGTAGTAAAGATGAGTAAGCATATGCTCAGCGATCAAGCATCGATCGATAAAATTAATCCGTACGTGTCAAGGGAGTTTTCTTTGCCGGGCTCCAGTCGAAGGCCTAACACATTTGCCCCCCATAAGAAAATCGAGGAAGGTGGTATGCCGGAAAGCGAACACATCATATGCGAGTATGGTGTGACCGCGGGTGAGAAGACGGTCGATTTTTGTAAGGGAAAGAGTGCCTGTGAACTTTCTAGACCCACCATTCCAGGACGTAATATAGATTTAGGTTACGATGAAGCCAAGCCTTCCATTATTCGCGAGAGTGCGAATTTTATTAAGTCTATCAAGAAATTAGACGCTTTTACCATTATTATATTGGTTCTTATAATTCTATTGCTATCGTCTTTAAAACGTCGATAAGATCAACGACACGCTTTTTATACCCACATTTCATAATAATTAGAGGAAATGTGTGAATGCAAAATTCCCTTACAAACTCTCTCTGCCATCTCACTCCTTTATTTATGATAGGGGGTGCGAAAGTAGGATCAATAATCTTAACCGCATTCATTACTCGAATGATGCAATTAATGTTAAAATTCTCACATAATATATCTTCCAACATCATACACGCCATTACTCGCCTCGTTCGAGTCGTGCTAACTATGTCGTTCTCTAAAAAATCTGCGTATGAAGTAAATCCATGCTTGAACTTGATTTCTTCCCAGCTTCCAATTGGCTTGGTGTTAAAACACGCAGCTTCGTTTATATAGCCTTCCCCATCAACATATCGAGAGTATTTAAGTTCAACCTTAGGAAGATTTGTACGCTTGTCTATAAACGTGCGAGCCTCTTTAACGAAGGAAGGCATATTTACACTCTGGCTTAAAATCCAACTTCTTCTCTAAATCCTTTAATTGCTCTTTCTTTTTAATTTCTACACCAATACAATTATGATGTTCTAATCTAAAACACTTCATACAAAATTGACCACCGCAATATTTACACACCATAGGAAATCCGCATTTCTTTTTGCATTGTTGACATGGCATTTGATTATATAATGATTTATTTTTTTAACTTAAGTCGAGCTTCTTTATGCTAAGAAGTACGTCCAAATGTTCTCGTCTATCGCGAATAACACTTTCTGCTATTTACTGACTCAAGATGAGTTCAGAAATAAATGCCCCGAGAAGATTCGACCTTCCAGGATCAAACTCACAACAATTACCATGATCTCCGCATTCTCAAAACCTATCGAAGTCAAAAAGATTCGTTCAGTATTTGAAGAACTCGGAGAAATACGTCTTCATCGAAACAAAACGACCAATCAGGCGATCGTATGGTCACTTAAAGCGACAACGTTTTACAATCAGATCACCCTCACATACGACGATGGTCACAGTGTTAAATCGATCAAGATCTTTCCCAATGGCAGTATTCAAGTCGCTGGGTGCGAAGATATATTCAACTGCAAGTATATAATCTCCGGCCTCGTGTATATCTTACAGTCCTTCGACGAAGATATAGTACCTCCAGCCGACACGTTTCGCGTGGTGATGATCAACTCAAACTTCAGTCTCAACTACAACATAAATCTCATGTTGACAACTCAACACTTCGAGAAATTTTCCGATGTGTTCAGGGTTTCTTTTGAACCGGATCGGTATTCCGCGGTGAAAATCAAGTTTAAACCCGCAGGCGACATGAAAGAAATAACCACCAGTATTTTTGGTACCGGTAAAATCATTATTACCGGTGCGGAGACGCTCAAGGAGATTGTGTTTGCATACAACATAATTAATCAACATATCAATGATTGTCCAGCCATCAGGGTTTCGAAGGTTGATGTATCAGACGAGTTTAATGAATATTTTGGGTATAACATGAATGATTCTATCAAAAAAATTAAGGAGATGGGATTAGAATCGTGGACCAATACGATCACGAATAGACAAATTAATTTCTAATTTTAATATAAATGTCGCAACGTTTAGGCATGGCCGATGGCAGGTGCCACACTATCAACAACTCGTCCCTTCTCTATGATAACTACCTCAAGACCCAAAATGGTATTAAGTATGAGGACAACTACTCATTCCGCAAGCTCTTGCAGGAAAAGGGACCCGAACTCCACCAGGTCCCCGCTCCCCAAAATGACGGAAGCCCGTGTGGTCTCTGTGATTCTTCTATTAATCTTTCCAACATTAACTGAGTAAAAATTTTAAAATTAAAGTAATATCGATTATATGGACAATACTGATCAGGATACTACGTGTGCAATATGTCTCAATCCAGTGAGAGAGACAAGACAAAACAAACCCATCAGATGTGGTCATTTGTTTCACTCTCACTGTATAGAGGAATGGAAACGTCGTGGAAATCAAACATGTCCCACGTGCAGGAAAATTTTTGATGGTGCAAATTTTCAGGTGACTGTGAGTATTAGAAATACGATAAACGACATAACCGTCGTGAGAGACGTGGAAGATGATCGGTATATTTTCGATACATTAGACGCCTTTTTTGATATTGAAAATACCAGCGAACTAGAAAGTTTACTTGCGGACTTTGGGGTGAGTATGTCCAACCTTGATCCCCTTGTTCTTGACACAGAAGGATGAACAGTATTTGTCATACTTCAATCCCGGATAATCCCTAGAGATTTTACGAGGATCCCTGATCAGTTTTCCCTTAGCTCCAACCACCAGCGGACCGGTAGCCCATCCCCGTTTGTGGCTAAAAAACTCCGCTTTGAAAACCACGACTCGACCCGGTTTTAAAGTGATGGCCGCTCGTTTGACACGACCCACCGGCACTTTAAAAAATCTGGCTATACTTTCGTGTGTATCCCCCGCTTTAACTTTGTACTCAGCCTTACTATGTTGCTTGTAGAAATGAAAATCACCGTGGCACATGTAATTATTCTTTTTACATGACGCGATGAACAACATTACTTTATAGTAATCGGGTTTACACTTCGTACCACCTTTCACTATGTAAACCTGCTTGGGGTTATCAGCTACGACAAGTTTTGGTAAAGTACCGCATTTTATGTATTTACCATTTGCGCGCAGATCAGCTCGCTCTCCAGGCTGACTCTTCCAACCACGGTACCTCTGGAAATCGTTTACAGCGTATGCATAGCAATTGTTATTATTCTTACCCACTTTACCACCCCATTTTCTCGTAGTGAACGTATGTTCACCACCGCTTGTAGGAGGCCCTTTGGTCATTATAGTATGTTAGAAAAAAATATTCACACATAATAAATGATCAAGGATATTACCAAGGCTAAGACGAAGCGACAAGTCATCGAAGAAATCTTAATTTTCGTGCTCACTGTACTAGTCAGTACGTTTGTTCTTCGTTTCACCTGGAACAATTCGCTGAGCAAGCATGTCAGCGTACTCAAGCCTATTCGGTCATTTTTTGACGCACTTTTGCTTTCTATTTCTATTCAGGTTTTCCGAGGCCTTTAAACCTCTTTGAAACCGACGACACGTTCACCGGATGAGTGAACCATAGTGGGATATCCTTCGATTCCCTTGCAATCATCAGAATCGCAATCGACGAAAGTGTAAGGCTTACCCTTACCCTTGAAATATTCGAGCTGCTTACGAGTCCATCCACAACCCATGGAGCCGTAGACAGTCCACTCACCACCGGCAGGCTTCGCCTCGACCGCCTCGACCGCCTCAACGGGTTCAACTGCCTCGATGGGCTGAGTCTTTTTCATAGCCATGAAAATACGAATGTTAATGAGCACGAGAATGAGTGCGAGAATCATGTTTGTATATCTATATAATATATTTTATTTCTGTTTCTAAAGTATGACGAGTATTCAGAAGAATATTGATAGAATTCTCGAAGGTAACAGGGGGTGTGCTCCCATGAACCATATAGCTATTAACCAGACGTGGAAACGGTCGGGTGCATACGGTAACGTGCGTCGGGCCAAATTATCGGGTAAATCTAGGAAATTTGTAGCATTGAAGGAAATGAAAGTTCCTAGATCTGAACCGGAACTCGGTGATCTCGCTGAGATGGAATACAAAATTGCTAAAAAGCTCAAAGATTTTGATATTCCGAAGGTATACAAGTATGTTAAGTGTCCCATCGAGGGTAATGGTCCGAACGTTAGAAAGGACATACTATATTTCGAGTATGTTAACGGTGTTTCATTAAGAGAATATATAAGATCTCGACGAGATCTTAGCCTCGTTCAGTTAAAGTCGATCATCGTTCAAGTGTGTTACAATCTGTATAGGATTCATAAGAAGTTTCCAGCATTTCGTCACCACGACTTGCACACGGATAATATTCTCGTTCGACCCGTCACAAAGAAGAAACTATCCATAGAAGTTGATGAGGTCAAATACACGATCGATAACGGTGGACTTGAATTGGTGATGATCGATTTTGGATTTTCTTCTTTCCCTGATATACCGAATCCTCTCGTCAATACGAAACGCTATCACAATATAGGTATTCACAGGAATTCCAATAAGTATTACGATTTACACTTTTTCCTTAATAGTTTATACAACGAACTCGCCATATCGGCACGAAAACAACCTATGGTACCGGATCACGGACCCCGTGTCGCTGGAAAGGTTTTCGTCGGAACCCTGTTCACACGGGATTATATCGGGTACAGATCGAGTAAACTGAAAAATTATAGATTACGTGGTACGGCGAATAATTCCAGAAATAAGGATTTACCGACTTTCGAAAAGGTATTGAAGCATTCATTCTTAACCGGAATCCGGGTATCGCGCGTCGATTTACCCACGGCTAGAACACCGAGCACTCCTGTACCGATCATACGTAGAAATAGTACACCTCCCAGGAATAACCAAACGACCGCCAGTCAAAGAAAGGCGGCCATGAACCGAGCTAAAAAAATTCTGGAAGCGGGTAAGCAACTGGGTAAACCTAAAATGAGACCCGGCATTGTTCGCACCGGTGCGACTAAACCACCGCTTCCACCCAAACCCCCCAAACCCCCGTCTCCCCCTAAACCCAATAATAATAAAAAGCCACTTCTCACCAAATCCGCGACTGTACCGGGTATGACCAAAACAAAGAAGTCTTCGAGTAAGAAAAATAGGGTAAGTAAGTCATGGGCTAGATCTTTCATGAACAGCATGACTCGCAAGTAGAAGTATTAAAGAAAATGCTCGTTCTTTATATAATGGAATGTTGTGAGGTGTGTTGCGAAAAATACAACAATTCAAATCACAAAAAGGTTGAGTGTCCTTTTTGTGATTTAAAATCGTGTCGAACATGTTCACAAACATATATGCTCAGTACCACAGAAGAACCACATTGCATGAAATGCAAGCACGTACATAATAGAGAATTTGTAGACAGTTTTTGTTCATCTATATTTAGAAATCGTGATTGTAGACGACACCGCGAAAACGTATTGTTTCAAAGAGAAATGGCGCGCATGCCAGAAACACAACCATACGTCGTTCGCGAGTTACAAGTGCGGAGTTTAAGATTGTCGTATCTCTATTTAGTTTACATTTTGACTCATATGTATAAGACCGATTACGTAAACGACGAAGTGAAACCATATTTAGATTCTGTATTACGTGGGACTATCATGGATATTTACGAGACGCTTCAGGTGTTGAATCAAAACGAACCAACCATATCTAGTGATAAGTATCATAAGATAGCTCAAAAATGCCCGTCAGAAGAATGCCGTGGATTCTTGTGTGACGACTGGGTATGTGGGATATGTAAAAGCAAATTCTGTGATAAATGTCATGAAGTTCTTGTACCCGGTCACGTGTGTAATAAGGACACCGTAAAAACGATGAAACTGCTGAAGAAGGATACGAAACCATGTCCAAAATGCAATGTACCCATATCCAAAATAGAGGGTTGTGCTCAAATGTGGTGTACCCAGTGTCACGTGGCTTTTGATTGGAGAACTGGAGCGATCGAGACCGGTAGAATACATAATCCTCATTATTTCGAATTCAAAAAACGCTCGAGAGAACATGGCGACATTCCATGCGGTGGAAGACCCACACATTCAGAATTGCGACGATCCAGAGCCTCCATTACAATTCTAGAGATTTCTGTGAGTGTGGTACAACTCGAATACGATCTTTTATATAGACATGGGTACGTGTATGAGGATAATAGATATTTACGTATGAAATATTTATTAAACGAACTTTCAGAAGACGGTTTAAAACGTGAACTTCAGAGACGGGATAAGAATAACTGTAAAACAGGTGATATTAGAGATATCTACCAGATGTATATAGATACAGTCGGCGATCTTTTGAGACAGTACACGATAGATAGGTCAAAAGAATTGGACATAATAGCCGAAGTTCGTGAGCTACTTCTATATATGAATAATGTACTAGAAACCATACGAAAAAGATATGTTTGCAAGGTTCCGTATAATTTAATATTGGATATAATTAAATGATAGTGTTCATTCTTGTAGCAGTAGCGCTGCTATGCATTCTATTGAAACCTAACTACAAAAAACCAGTGGTTATACCTAAAGTATTCACACCCGAACAGTGTGATAATATTATAAAGACAGCCGGCTCAAGACTGGAACCATCTAACATGGATACCGATTATCATGTAGATAAGAAAATACGAGATAGCGAAACCGCGTGGATAAATCCTATGGAGAATAGCATCGCCAACAAGATGATTAAGAAATGTGTATCATTCACGGACAGGAAACCAGCTAACAGTGAGCAGTTACAGGTTCTCAAGTATAAAGAGGGTGGATTTTACACACCCCACCAAGACGCATTTTACGACGAAGAAAATCCCAGAACCGTCACTGCTATAATAGCGCTGAATGATGACTACGAAGGCGGAGAAACAGAGTTTCCTAATTTAGGTAAAAAATTCAAACTCGGTAAAGGTGACGTGCTTCTATTCAACAATTTCACTGATTGGGGCTACCAAACTCGAAAGTCCTTACACGGTGGTCTGCCGGTGAAATCGGGTATTAAATGGATATGTAACCTTTGGATACATAGATATCCGTATGACTCCAATGATTGGACGGGTTCAAAAGCTTATCCGGGGAATGAAGACGGTGGTTCGTGTTCCGTTTTTTAATTAATCTCTCGTATGTCTAATTTAGACCAATATATAGTGATTATAAGATGAATACCCAGCGCAAATAAATAACCAACATCCCACCACAGGTCTAATAGAACGGCTATAGGTACGAGCCCAAAACAGTAAAAAGCGTGTAACACCACAAACGGCCGACTCTCAATCCTTTCCGAATGCACTGAATATAACGTAGCTACCAGAAACGTTATATTCAGTATGTCTATCACCGACCTACGAGTCATCAACCCATACACTCCTATCCACAACCACATCCATAAAACCAGACGAGTAACCTCATGATACCTGGCGTAAATTTGCATATGTGGACGTTGTTGAGGTTGAGGTTCAATAACTGGAGGAGCTTCTATGTCTGGATTCATACCTATAAAAATATTTCCATCAGGTGATTCTACGACGACGTGTCGCCCATTTTCCATATATATTTTTTTCGATTTATTTTTCTAAATGCTTCGATTTGAAACTTATCACAAGGAGTGTTCACTAACGTCGGAACCCATTCAATCTCCTTAATTATAGCTTCATAGAAGACGAATTAGAGTGATATTGTTTTTTAGTTTCATGAAAATAACTTCGTCACATTCTCCCCCCTTAATTACCATCTGAACTTCTCCACAGGTTGTACCGTCGGTCTTATATCTATCACACGCTCTAATCGTGCGTTCGGTGATATCCATACCCTGACTATACCCAATGAAAGTTTTATCGATTTCACCATGTTCGTCTCGGGCTTCAACTGTCGCTTTCACGGAATATGCACCGTACTCCCATGGCTGAATGGTATCGGGGGGTGGAGGTGGTTCCGCTAAGAAAGATGCCATATTTCCCTTGAAACGTTTATTTAAAGCACCGACCGGTGATATTAAAAGAGTTGCTAACGCGTGCATTGTCATGAATGAGTCTAAATTTTTTAAGTGTACTTAAGTCGAAAAAACATTTTAACTAAAATTAAGATGAACATTTTCTTTCTTTCGTTGATTCCGGAAGAGATTGCAGAACTTTCATGTGACCAGCATGTTATCAAAATTCAGTTAGAAATTGCACAGATGTTATACACTGCGTGGTATTATGCAGGTCAAGAACAACACGTCCGAGAGTATGCACCGTATACAAAAAGCGGATCGCAGCGTGGGTACAAACCCGCACACAAGAAACACCCGATGACGATGTGGATTTCTTCGAGTCTTCGTAATTACATGTTCGCGTGTGAAATCGGGTTAGCCTTATCAAAAGAATACACGAAACGCTACGGTAAAATTCATACATGCGAAGGACATTTACTGTGGCTCAAGAATAATGTACCACCTCATTTTGATGAACATAAAAGTGATACAGCGTATTACTCGACTCAGGGAATCCCCGAATGTATGCCAGTGGCGTACCAGTGTCCAAACGTCGTCGAAGCGTATCGTACATATTACATCAACGATAAGGCTTCGTTTGCACGGTACAAAACGACCAAACCTACTTTTATGCAGGTGTAGAATGAAATAATTTGTAATGTAATATAAATGAGTAACTTACAGAAGAAGATACCTTTTATGGCGGGGGTGTTTGGGCACCTTATTTTTCAAACTTTTGTTGCATACAGGGCCGCCGAGGCGACCTCCGGAAACGCCTACATGAAAGATATTGCTCGTTCCAATGCGTTATTGATAGGAATAATTGGTTTGGTGATACTTCTAGTGTTGAGTCTCTTGCGATTACCCATTCCTGTTAAGGTGGGGTTATTTACCATTTTGGCGTACATCGCTGGTATGGCGCTTCACGATGTGCCTAATTTACAAGAAGCTTTACTCGAGGTCGTTGGTATATTTATCAGTATGTTAGTCGCTGGGATATTCACTGTTCAGATGGGATACAAACTCGATATTCTCGGTCAGATATTATTCTTCTCACTCTTAACCATTTTGATCGCTCGCGTTATCAACATCTACGTGAGACGCACACGAGTCGAGGAAAAGAATTCACTCGTTCCCAGTAGAATTCTTACGATATTGTTTGCGCTATTTGTGGTGTATGATACGAATAAGATATTGCAGAGGAATTATTCCGGCAATTTCGTAAACGCATCGTTGGATTACTTTTTAGATATATTTAATCTTATTCGTTCGGTTGGTGGAAACGAATAATCAGACTTGCCGGGAATCGAACCCGGAACGCTGGATTAGAAGTCCAGAGTGATATCCGTTTCACTACAAGCCCATGCC